CTAACGAAGCAAAAAACTAATAACGGGAGGCGATTGGTATGCAACGATGGCGTACCTTTGCCTCCTGAAATTTCATATACGGCCATCTGAATTTATGGAGATGGACGGGCAAGAACGAGCATTCGTAATGGCCTCGTTGTTGGTATATGCTGATGCGCGAAAAGAAGCAGAGGCAAAAACAAAACGATAGGAGGGGGCGGAAATGGCTCTATCTACAATACTGCAGATTTCTGATCAGATGACAGGGACATTGCGCTCCATCCATCAGGCCAATCAGAATCTGCTTAATGATTACCGTGAACTGTCTGGCCAAAGGATTCGTATTGATACCGTGGAAGCAACGGACAGTATCACTGACATGACCGGTGAACTTTTGGATACAGAAAGGCAGATGCGACTTGCCAGAGAGGAACAGGAGCGCTTCAACGAAAGTCTGGGCGTGGGTAATGACAGAGCGGATGCCTTTGGCGGTAAATTAATACGGCTTGCAGGAGCCTTTGCAGGGCTTTTCAGTCTTTCTGCTGCAAAAGACTTTGCAACGGTTTCTATGGAAAACTTTGATATACAAAATGCTGCAGAGCGGCAATTAAAAACGGTATTGTTTAATGTGCAGGCGGCACCCGGTGCGTTTGATGCACTGAAAGCGGAAGCGGAGGCGATTCAGGGCAGAACGATTTATGGCGATGAAGCCATGATTGCCGGTGCAGCTGAAATTTCAACTTACATCAGTGATGAAGCTGCAATACGAACTGTTATGGGAACATTGACAAATTATGCGTCCGGCATGAGCGGCGGCGTTGAATTAAACAGCCAGCAGATGGTGGAATATGCAACGCAGCTGGGGAAAGCGCTGAATGGTACTTATGATGGATTAAAGGATAGAGGCTTTGAACTGACCGATGCCCAGAAGGAAATTATTGATAATGGGACTGATATGCAAAAGGCGTTGGTAATTGATGAGGTTATCAATCAGTCATGGGCGAATTTGGCGGAGCAGATGGCAAACACACCGCAAGGTCGGATTATTCAGTTCAAAAATAATATGTCGGATATCTCTGAAGTAGTGGGCGGCAAAGTATATCCGGCTGTTATGGAGCTGTATCAGACTGCCAATGACAATATGCCACGCATTGAAAGCATGTTCATGTTATTTGCTAACGGTGCAGCGATTGCCGTGTATGCATTAAGCGGTATGGCAGATGCAGCTGGAAATGTGTATCAGGTTGTCAGTGATAATTGGGGTGTTATCGGTCCGATAGTCTATGGCGCATCGGGAGCGTTTGTTGTTTATAACGGCGTGCTTTTAGCGCATCAAGGTTATCTGGCGGCAGTCGCTGTATGGAATGATTTTCTGGCGATCAAAGAAAGCGTTCTGGCGGTTCGCACAGGCGCAGCAACAGCTGCACAGGCGGGTTTCAATGTGGTGCTGTTAGCATCCCCGATAACATGGTTCGCAGGGGGCGTTCTGGTTGGCGTTGTTGCCTTAAATGCTTTCGTGGGCATGTTAAATAAGGCGGCTGGCACCAGCTATTCGGTAACCGGTTTAATTACCGGGTTGTTTTCTGCTATGGGAGCCGGTGTTGTACGAATCTTTTTAGGGATTGGCGATGTGGCGCTTGGCGTCTTACAGGCCATTGCGGAAGCGGTGGATTTCGTCATGCGTACCGATTATGCCGATACCATTGCCGGTTGGCGTGATGATTTATCCAGCTTTGCTAATGAAAAGTATAATCTGAAAGATGCGTTTGATGGTGGATATGCCTGGGGCGAAGGCATGATGGACAATCTGAAAAACTTTAACCCGGCGGCAGACTTATCAATGTATTCATTTGAAGCTGGGCTTGGCAGTATGACAATTCCGGGAGCAGAGGAATTGCTGGGCGATATTTCTGGAGATACAGACAGTATCCAAAAGCTGTTGGAAGTATCCGAAGAGGACTTGAAGTATCTGCGAGACATTGCAGAACAGGAAGTGATAAACCGGTTTACTACAGCAGAAATCAAGGTTGATATGCAAAACTATAATCAGGTTAACTCTTCCATGGATCTGGATGGAATTGCAGATCAGCTGCTGGATGTTGTATATGACAGAATGACGGTTGCTGCAGAGGGGGTATAAGTATGTATGCACTTTATTTGGATGGCGTGCAGTTCCCGGTAGTGCCTAGTGATGTGAAACTGAAAATAAAAAACCAGAATAAAACGATAACGCTTATCAATGACGGGGAAGTAAGTCAGCTGAAAACTCCCGGTCTTACAGATATTTCTTTTAAGCTGCTTTTACCGCAGCTGCAGCGGTATCCGTTTGCGGCATACCCGAATGGATTTCGCCGGGCGGAGTATTATCTGGGGATTCTAGAGCGTTTGAAAACAGGGAAAGAACCGTTTCAGTTTATTCTTTCCCGAACTTACGGAAGGACATCGCTGTATGATACCAACATGACCGTATCGTTGGAAGATTACGAAATACAGGAAAGTGCTTCGTATGGTTCAGATGTCATGGTGGAAGTCAAGCTGAAACAAGCGAAAATTCCAACAACAAAAACTCTGGATATCAAAGTGGAACCAGAAGGAACAAAAACGGCAACGGTTGAAGAAGTGAGGCCAACGGTTGGGAAGAAGGCAGCAGAAAGCCATACGATAAAGAGCGGAGAAACGCTTATTTATATCGCAAAGGCCGAACTGCAGGATTCTGGCCGTTGGAAAGAACTTTATCAGCTGAACAAAGAAGTGATTGAATCTGCTGCAAAAGCGCATGGAGAATCAGGCTCCAGAAATGGTTCTCTGATTTATCCGGGAACGGTCTTGCAGCTGCCATAGAAAGGAGGGGCGGAAATGCCAGAAGTAAAAGTATATATTCAAAACGACGGTACTGTATACGAACCGTGTGTGGAAGAAGGAATCACTTGGTCTACGGAGCGCAAGGGTATGCCCGGAAAATTAACACTGTCTGTATTAAAAGCGGGCGCGCTTAATTTCCAAGAGGGCAACGCAATCCGTGTTGAACTGGATGGCATTCCGTTTTTCTATGGGTTCATATTCAAAAAGCAGCGCACAAAGGGGAATCTCATAAATGTGGTTGCATATGATCAGCTGCGGTATCTAAAAAATAAGGATAGTTACATGTATCGAAATAAGACAGCCTCTGAATTATTGCAGATGATAGCGGATGATTTTCACCTGCAGTGTGGAACGGTAGAAGATACTTCGCACAAGATAGCCAAACGGCGTGAAGATGAAAAAACGCTGTTTGATATTATCCAATATGCTTTAGATGAGACATTGAAGGTGAAACGCAAACTGTATGTGCTTTATGACAATGTTGGAAAACTCACACTGCAGAACATTGAAAGTATGAAAGTAAACTGCCTGATAGATGCAGAGGTAGCAGAAGATTTTGATTATACATCCAGCATTGATGAGAGCACATATAACAAGATTAAACTCTTGTACGACAACGAACAGAGCGGAAACCGTGAAGTATACATCGCGCAGGATGGGAATGCGATAAATAACTGGGGCGTGCTGCAGTACACAGAAGTATTGAATAACAGCGCGGGAGCACAAAGCAAAGCAGATGCATTGTTAAAGCTCTACAATAGAAAAACACGCCATCTACGCATTCAAAATTGCATTGGCGACATTCGTGTTCATGCGGGCGTTTCGGTACCAGTGACATTATCTCTTGGGGATGTTGTAGCTAATACATATATGATTTGCGAAAAAGTAACGCATACATTCCGGAATAATGAACACACGATGACATTAACGGTGATTGGGGGCGATTTCATTGCCTAATGAAGTACCGCACACCTGGGAAGGTGTCATAAAAGCGATTGCGCTTCATGCTTTTGAGGCAGGAAAGCCGGTTGTGATACACTTTGGCAAGGTGGAGAGTGTATCACCGCTTACAATCCGAATAGACGCAAATACACTTTTAGCAGAAGATGAGCTTATATTATCTCACATGGTGAGAGACCATGCAGTAGATATTACGGTCAGTCATCAGACGGAAGATGCAGAACTGCGGGAATCGCTAGCGACAGATTTCAAAAAACACAGGCATAATTATAGCGGACGAAAGCGTATAACAATGCATTATGGGTTGGCGATTGGTGAGCAAGTAGTTTTATTGCGACAACAGGGCGGTCAACTGTTTTATGTAATAGACCGCACCGGAGATATTGGCGTGAAAGGGGAGTGGCTGTGATGCTGCCAGTGCAGGAAGTAGAACTGATAGAAGATTTTACAATCACAACACAGCCCGGAAAAACCTATATATTGAATCTGGCAGAATATCGTATAGAACCGGGCAGGGTGGATGGCGTTGATGCATTAAAACAGGCGATTTATAAAATGCTTATGACAGAACGGTACCGGTACCCGATTTACAGCTGGAATTACGGGATTGAATTAGAAGAACTCATTGGGAAGCCTATGAGTTATGTCCGACCGGAACTTGAACGAAGAATCAGAGAGGCGCTGCTTGTAGATGATCGCATCAAGGAAGTTGACACATTTACTTTTTCAGAAGCGGATAAAAATAGTCTGGAAGTCACATTTATTGTTCATAGTATCTATGGAGATATTGAGGTAGTGAAAGAGGTGAATGCAGCGTGAGCGAAAAGACAAGTGAAACTATCTTGCAAGAGGCTTTATCAGAGGTTCGAGAGGGCTTTGATAAACGAGAAGGCTCTATCATTTATGACGCTTTGGCACCAGCTTCGATTCTTGCCTATGAGCAGCGGATGGAGATGGAAGTGAAGCATCGGGAGGGGTTTGCAGGAACCTGCAGCCGTGAAATGCTGATAGAGCGTGCCAGAGAGATTGGCATGGATGCGCCGTATGATGCCCGTGCCAGTGTGATTGAGGCAAAGATGTCACCGGCAGATATTGATGTTCCAATCGGTTCTCTTTTCAACTACGAGAAGTTGAATTATCATGTTATCGAAAAGGCAGAGGCTGGCGTATATTGGCTGGAATGCGAAACAGCGGGGGAAGCCGGCAATATTAGTTCAGGAAAACTGCTGCCGATTGATTATGTAGAGGGACTTGTGAGTGCTGCCATCAACAAAATTCTGATTTATGGTGAAGAAGAACAGGACACAGAGGAATACAGGGAATTATACTTCTCAAATGTAAAGGATGAGGCTAGGGACGGCAATGTAGGCCAGTACGAATTATGGACATCGAGCTATCCTGGCATTGGAAATCATAAAATATTTCCTTTGTGGAATGGCGTTTGCACTGTAAAGATTTCGATTCTGGATAGCAACAATGATGTGGCCAGCGAGGCACTGATACAGGAATTCCAGAATTATATGGACCCCGGCAGCACAGGTTTGGGGAACGGCGCAGCACTGATAGGTGCGATTGTAACGGTAACAACGGCAACGGAAAAGGTTCTGACATTATCCGGCAATATCACACTTGCAGCCGGATATACTGCTGCTGATGGATTGGAAGATATGATTAAAGAATATCTGCATCAGCTGGCGTATAAAAAGAACCTTGTTTCTTATATGGCGGTCGGTGCGCTGATTTTAAGCTGCCCGTCTGTTGAAAACCTTTCCGGTTTGCGCATAAATGGCGGGACTGCTGATATTGCACTTGGCGAAGAGGAAATCGCGGTATATGGTAGCGGAAGCTGGGTGATTGCATGAGAAATTTGATTGATGAATTGCCCTCTTACTGGCATGAAGTACCGGAAATGCAGGAACTGCAGAGGGTTATTCAAAAGCTGTTTGAGGGGATAGAAACAGAATCAGATAAGATTTTACTGGATGCATTTATTGATACTGCTTCGGAAGAACGGATATCCGAATGGGAAAAGCGCCTGACAATCACACCAACAGGAACGCTGGAGCAGAGGCGTTTATATTTAAAGGCGGTAATCAGGGGATTTGGCAAGCTGAATGAAGAAAAAATCAAGTCTATTGTAAACGCTTTAACCGGTGGTGATGCGATAGTAACATTTGAAGCGGGTGTTATTACCGTAAGGGTTCTTCCGCCAAATAACGGTGAGGTCTACTTATTCCCGGATGTCGAGCGGGCGATAGAACCGAGAAAACCGGCTCATTTGGGATTGAGCGTAGTGCGGTATTATTCTACATGGGATATCATAGAAAATCGTTTTGCAACATGGGATGAAATAAAGGCGCATTTCGAAGATTGGGAAGAAGTTCGAAATTATATTGAAGGGTAGGCGATAGGCGTGCAATATACAGAAAATTTGAAACTTGCAAAGCCGGAAGGGACGGATGTTCCTGATATAACGGTTATGAGTGCAAATATGGAGATTATCGATGC